CGCGTTTGTGAGTATTATATACGCATACTCTAGCAATCCCTAAAATATTATATATAATATTTTAGGGATTGCTAGAGTATGCGTATATAATACTCACAAACGCGGAGTCTTTGGCGAAAGTCTATTTGGGGGAGGGTAGGTCAAGTACCTCTTCGTATTCTTTGGAGGAGATCTCTATCCATCCTACTTCAAAGTCAACCCACCTTTTTTGTACTTCTAAGTGAGCTACCTGTTTATCTTCTGCCATCAGGGAATCTAAGAAAGCTTTTTGTAAGTTGTCTATGTCTGGTTTGGACTGGTGGAATCTGCCATGATGTAGTTTCTTTTTTTTCTTAGACCAAGAGGGAGGAACTGGGATAAAGAAAGTTATAGAAGATCCAACTGGGGGAAGGACGAATCTTTTTGATTTGGCTTCTGCACAAAGGTCTATTTTGTACTTGTTGTACTTTTCCAATCTCATCAATCTGCTTAAACCAGCTGGGCGTAATTTCTCTCTAGGTATTCTAAAAAATATTGAATCACCTTGAGTTGCCCTCACATGGGTTTGAGGTGTTATGTTAAGGATTACCTTTTTCATAACCTACCCCTCCTACGTATTGAACTGTTGGTTTCTGTTTTGCCATCTGTCTTTCTAAAATGTCCTCTACTGTTTTACTTAATGACCATTTTTTCTTTTTGGCTAGAAGTTGTAGTTTAATGTAACTTTCTTCTGAAAGGCTAATTGTAATTCTTTTTTTCATGTGATGCAGTTTGATGCAATATACATCATATTGTAACATTTACCAAAAATGTACATAATTTTGTACAGAAATAAAAAACCTCCTTTTTTAAGGGAGGCTTCTAAACGAAAACATAATAACCAACTAAACTACTTTATAACTCCGCGACCTTTTAAGACGTCAGCTTTTGTTACTTTACCGTCTTTGTTTAAATCTGGGAAACTTTTCTTTTTCATTGATCCTAATTTCTTTGACGCCATTTCCATTTGATATGGGGTGTTTGTTGCCTTTTTTAGCTCGTTTACGCGTTTATCTGAGTATGCGTCAGCCATGATTGCTTTTTTGTCTTTTGGGTCTTGCATTTTGGTATTTTTAGTTCATGAATTTTTTCATTGCATCCATTTTTCTTTCACCTCTTCTTGCAGATATTTCTCTATCTACTTCTTTGTACTTGCCACTAAGTAATGGCTTGTAGTTCTTTTTCATTGAGTATTCTGGCCCTTCTTCGGTTTCTATCTTAGTGAATGTTTTGACTTTTTGATCGCCATTCTTTTCTTTGGTTTTAGAATAGTATGACGCCTTTAAATCATCATCTTCTATAGCCTGTGTTAATGTACCAGTAACTTTTTTACCATCAACGGTTTTTTCTACCATTTCGGTTTTTGATTTTGACACACCATTTTTCATTGAAGATATAGACATATGAAATGTTTTAGCAAATATACAAAATATTTTCCACCAGTATTACCAAAAATTCTACTACCTATAAGCATCAAACTTCTACATCAATACCTCTTCAAGGCTCCCCCCCGCTCCGGGAAGTCCGTTTATTTTTTGGGGTTGCGATTTTCTTGCAGTGGGTACCCTGTTTTTGCGTTGGGTTGCGGTTAGTCCTTTTCCTTTGTGGCTGTGGTTTTTGTGGTTGGGCTGTGGGCTGTTGGTTGATTCTTGCAATCCCTTTGCGGTTGGTTGGTTGTGGTGGGTTGCTTTCTCTTTTGTTCTTTGCTTGGGGGGGATATGTAGCTACATTGAGGTAAAATAAGCCATATTTTGTAGCTACATTTGGAATAATTAACTTAACTTTGTAGCTACAATTAAAATTATGGCAAAAAGCAAACCAATTGGAGTTAGATTTGACTTATATAAGTTGGATATGATTCAAAAAGAGCAAAATTTGACATCTGTTCAGCAAGTAGTGAATTATTTAATGGATAATTACCAAGCTAAGGGGGCAAATTTGGCATATAGGCCTATAAATGGCACATTGAATACCAATATCTCCGAAAACCCCTTAAATGAGCTTAAAAATGGCAATCCTGAACCCCCAATTGGGCTTAAAGGAATAGATTTGACCATTTGGAAGTCTGAAAATTGGAAATAATGCATTTATTTGTACGAAAAATTGTATTAAGCATACATTATATGGGACATAATTCGTAAATTAGCGTATGAAAAGTAAATTAAAAATGATGAAACGCGCGGATGGATCATATTCACCTCGTGGATTATGGGATAACATTCGTGCTAACAAGGGTAGTGGTAAAAAACCTACTGCGGCTATGTTAAAACAAGAAAAAAAGATTAAAGCACAAGAAAAAATGTAATTTATGTCTGGAGCTTGGCAAAGAAAAGAAGGTAAAAATCCTGAAGGTGGCTTAAACGCAAAAGGTCGTGCATCTTACAATGCAGAAACAGGCGGTAATTTAAAAGCTCCTGTTAAATCTGGTGTTAATCCTCGTAGAGTTTCTTTTGCAGCTCGCTTCGCTGGCATGTTAGGTGCAATGAAAAAACCAAATGGTGAACCAACTCGTAAAGCATTAGCTCTTAAAGCTTGGGGTTTTGGTAGTGTTGAAGCAGCTCGTAAATTCGCTAATTCACATAAAAAAAGTTAAGCTGGGGGTTGATCTTCTAATATTTTTTTACCCGCATCTGACAAAGGTCTTGAAAATAATCTAAGTTTTTTGCCAGTGTTTGGACATACAAAAGTAATTCCAGCATCTTGGTATGCTTTTAATACTATCTCTAATCCACCATCGCCATCAGGGCTTGCACCTACTACATGAGGTTCATCATAATCAAATTGCATACAAAAATCACATCCTTCTGTATAAACTTGAATTTCTTTTGGAATCTCTGTTTTTTTCTTTGCCATATTTATCTTTTTATTTTTGTTGTTTTTTCACAATGCGGACATTGTACTTCTTCTAAATATTTTATTTCAACACTTCCATCAAACCATTTAATCATATCAGTTTCTATAACTGCTACATGATAATTTAAACATACGTCACAAACTATTTCAGCTACTTCATATACAACGCTAACCTCCATCTTTTATATCTTTTATATCTACTATTTTTACCTCCTCGCCGTCAATCATTGCATCTAAGGTTGACTCAATCATCTCTCTTTGTTCTGGAGTTAACAATGCAATTTTTTCGTGGATGGCAGGTATAGCAAATATATCACTATTTATTTCTTTTTTTATACCAGATCTTACTTGATCAGTTAAAAATGGATGAGTTACAATATCATTAAACATCCAATTAATTTTACCTACATAAACTTTAAATAATTTTTCACCTTTAGTATCAGGAAATTGTCTGCAAAAATCGTCAAATTGCTCTTGCGCCATTTTTAGATTTTGGATAGCACTTATAATATTAGCACTCATTATTTATTAAAGTTTAAATGCGTTTCTTCTAATTGTTGTAAAAATTCTCTAGCTTTTATAACTTTATTTTGGATCTTTAAAATGTCATCTTCATTTCTTTCTACGTTAAACATTAATATTCTTTCTGAAATATCAATATCGTCAAATGTCAAATTAAATTCTAGTTTATGTGCTTCTTTTTGATACTCTGGACTTTCTTCTGAAATAACATTCATCTTATTAAGTAAATACCTTTTTTCTTGCTCAACAATACCAAATGGAGTATTTGTAAGACAGTATGCAATGTGTCCTGTATCAGAATCTGTAAGCCACATATATGATTGTAGTTGCCAATAATATAAATTATCAAGCTTATCTGGTATGTTACCTAAGAATGTCCATAAGTCATAGCTTGATTTAATATCAATAACTTTATTTGGATAAACAGTAAGTATATCTGGATGTCCTGATATGTATTTGTTAGTGAATCTATGTTGATTTTTACCATACCACACTCCTAAGTATTTATTTAATAATTCAATTGAATCATCTTCTACTTCAATACCTTTTTTCATTTGCTTTGTTTGTATATCTCGCTTTCTGCCATATTTTTCAGCGATATAAACTTCAATCAAATGTTTTTGTGCAGTTTTAGAAAGCAATCCAGCTTCTTTGTCAGCTTTAGTTACAGGTTCGGTCATTAAATAACCGACAGAGCTTGCTCTGATTAGTGTTTCGTTCCAGTTCATTAAAGTGTGTTTAGTTTGTTGTTGTAATGTTCTAGTAATTCTGGGTTGCTTTTACACATTAACTCCCAAGCTTTTAATTCCTCTTTCGTTTTGCAAGAGTCAATAAATGATTTTGTCTTTTCGGCTAATGTTTGTTTTGACTGAGTAGGAATTACTTCAATAACTTCATCATGATAATAACCTAAGCTTTTTAATCTTTCTACATTTTGTTTGTGATACTCTTCTACCAACTCTCTTGCAATATCAAGAGCTTTGTTTGCAGACTCACCTTGATTAAGAGAAAATTCAACACCAATTTTTTCAGAAGAGTAGTTGCCTAGATTAAAAGTTCTAGTGTAGTTAACGGTTTGGATGTGCATAATACTTATTTTGATCTTGTTACAATTGTTTGTTCGTCAATAAACTTAATTTTAAACATTTTACTTTCGTGTCCTTTTTTCTTTTTAAGATTTGAAACCATAACCATAACTGATGTATATGGATTATCTAATCTAATACTTTCGCCTAGTGTTAAATCAGCTACCTTACTTGAAACTGATTCTGGATCTATTTTTCTTGCCATTTTATATATTTTTTTGTAAAATTAATTTAATTAAATATAATAACCAAAATTAATTAAATTAAAAAATTGCATGAACTATTAGAAAATTTCATGCAACTTGTTATAATTTAGGTACAACAAGAGTTTATAATGTTCACGTATTCGTGAACGCTATCAAAACTTGAACAGTTTACATTTTTTGATAATAGAGTAGTATTACTACCGACTTTGTCACAATTTTTCAAATATTTGTGACACAAAGTTTACCAATATAAAACTTATCAATCATTAGTAAGCCGTTTATCAATCAATTATGATTCAAAGTTCACTAATAGTAAACTTTTTATGATTGATAAAAAACCTCCCAGTATAGAAATACAGGAGGGTATATTTGCTTAAAACCACCAATCTACAATTACTTCTGTAAAATTAAATAAATTTCTTTTTTACTAAGTTAAGCTTTGCCCTGTATTCTAGGATCAAAGATTTAAGCTCATCTCTTGTTGGTCTTACTGCTTGTCTTGCTATTTCTCTAAGGTATTCAACTAATGCTCCATTTTCTTTATGTAACTTATATTCAAATTCTTCAATATTGCCAGTTTTGAAATAGTTACACTCCATACATTGAGGTCTGCAATTTTCATCCATCCATCTAGTTCCTAAATTTACTCTGCCCATAAAATGACCACATTGTATTTCTGCTATAGTATGTTTCTTGCCACAAGTATAACATTCTACCATACCTGTTTTATCTGCATATTTATTTCTTAAATACTGGCTAAATACATGATCAAGATCTGAAACTAAATTCTGAAAACTTTCTGAATCATCTTCAAATTCTTCCATTCTCTTTTGTGTAGAAACCACTGTAGCACATTGCTTGCACATCTTTTTAGAAAAATGATAATCAATATTACCGCAACTAACGCATCTTTTCTTCTTCACTATTATTGTTGAATTTCTCATCTTCTTTTAGTTTATGTAGTTTATCATTTATGAACCTAAATTTTCCTATGTATTCACCTTTTTTTGTTACTTCAATTACCATGTCTAATCTCTTAGCCATTTCATAAATCAAATCCCTATTCTCCATATTTTTCTTTTAAACTTTGAATCATATGCCAATCTCTTATCTCTTCCTCAGACATTTTATATAATCCATCATCTTCATCTGCTTTAATAATATCAATAATATGTTTTTTTTGTTTTTCTTTTTCTGATTTTGTAAAATCCCCAAACCAAATTGCTCTTTCTAATCTATCTTTGTGTTGCTCTCTTTTAATTATAACTAATGATTCAAAAGAATTAGGGCTATTACATACCATACTTAATTCCATTTTTAGTCTTTCGTTTTCTTTAATTAATTCTGACTTTAACATAGGTTATTTGTTTTGGTTATAGGTTTTCTATTTCTTGTTTAACTTCAATCCAATATGATTTAGTTACATATTTATCAAAATCAGATACATCACAAGCAACATTTATAATTTCATCTACTGCTATTAATGCACCTTCTTTTGCCCATTCATCTTTTGTACCTCCATCCCAATCATAATTGAGTTTCCAATATTTCATTGCTAAATTTCTTGCTTTTTCTTTTGGTGTCATAAGGCAATTTTTAACAAAGATAATTAATTTAATTAAACCACAAAATAAATTTAAAAAAAAGTTAAAAAAATTTGGGTATTTAAAAAATAACACTATTTTTGTCATCCAATAATCAAAACAAATTTATGGAAATCAAAACTGAACTAAGGCTTCATGAAAGAATAAAAGAAGCTTTAGATGGCCGTACACAAAGGTGGCTGTCATTAAATGCAAAGATACCAGAATCGGAATTATCACGAAAGATGCAAGGCAAATTATTATTTACCGATGCAGAAATAACTCGTATTAACGAAGCGTTGAAAACCGATTTTATAAACGATTAATAATTTAAAATGGCTAAGAGATTTACTGATACTGAAAAGTGGAAGAAGCCCTTTATAAGGGGCTTACAAGGGCCTTATAAGCTCCTTTGGTTATATATTTGCGATGATTGTGACCACGCGGGTATTTGGCAAGTGGATATGGATGTTGCTCAGATAAGGATAGGTGAAGAAATAAACTTAAATCAAGCAATTAAAAGTTTTGAAGATAAAATTATAATTTTTGATAAAGGAAATAAATGGTTTATACCGTCTTTTGTAGAATTTCAATACCCATCTGGACTTAATCCAGAAAATAGATCTCACAATTCTGTAATTATATTGCTTGATAAATATAATTTAAGAAATAAGCCCCTTATAAGCCCCTCGGAAGGGCGTATGGATATGGATAAGGATATGGATATGGTTATGGATAAGGATAAAGTAGAACTAAAGAGTAAAAAAAATGAAATTCCAACAATAGAAGAATTTTTATGTTTTTGTAAAGAATTTATTGAAAAAGATATGAATTCCGTTTTTGATGAATACCAATTTTCTCTAAAAGCTAAATATGATACATGGGCAGAGTCAGGTTGGAAAGATGGTTACGGGAAACCTATAAAAGCTTGGAAATCAAAAATAAAAAATACATTTCCACATCTTAAAAAAACTTATAAATCAAATACGGATTCGCCACAAACACCAAAGAATAATTCACATTTATACCAAGATGCAGATTTTATAAAATACAAAACAAGAGTTGAACAACTAAACAAATAAACGATGCAAGTTACTATTTTTAAAAACATTTTTAGCAAGGAACCACATTTCATAACCGTTGATAAGGCACTTGAAAGGATTAAGCTTGGGGCAAGTAAAGCTTTGGTTTTAGACATTAGGTTGGCTTTGGATAAAGAAAAAGCCAATAAGCTAAAGCTCAATTTACCCTCAATTTGCTTTAGCGGTAAGTTTGGAGCAGATAGGAAGGATGAGCAATTGGTTTCGCACAGCGGGTTTATAGTTTTAGATTTTGATGATATTTCTGACTTGAGGGATAAGCAGACTGAAATCATTCAAAAGGATTTTGTGTATGCTTGTTGGGTTAGCCCTTCGGGTAATGGTCTAAAAGCTTTGGTTAAAATAGCCGATGGCAAAAAGCATAGAGAGCATTTCCAATCACTACAAGAGGTTTTCCCAGAAGTTGACCGAAGCGGTATTAATGTAAGCAGGGTTTGTTACGAAAGTTTTGATCCCGATATTTACATAAACGAAAAGGCTGTTGTCTTTACAAAAGCCAAAAAAATAGAAAAAATTGTAGTCAATGAAATTGAAACAATTGACGATTCTGAAAACTTTCGTAGAATACTCAAATGGCTAACCAATAAAAACGATGCTTTTGTTACAGGAGAGCGAAATACTTACATTTTTAAGTTGGCATCTGCGTGTTGTAGGTTTGGAATCAACGAGGAGGCCGCATTAAGCCTCATTTCGGCCGAGTATTTAGTTAGTAATGACTTTACTATGTCGGAGATGAGAGGGGCTGTAAAGAGTGGATATAGGGCAAATAGAGCTATTGCTGGTTCGGCTGTACTCCAGAAGGAAAAGTTAGTGAACAAGACCACAAAATATGAGATTGATGTTAAGAAAGAATTTGTAGATGAAAAAGGGGATAATTACAGGGTTGAAGATGTGGTATATGGCATAGATGTAAAGGATAAAGCTTTGCTTATTAACCAAAATGGTTTTGATAAGGTTATGGGTGTAGGAGTACCAGAGCTTGATCATATTTTTAAGCCTAAAAGGGGTGAGATTACATTGCTTACCGGTATTGGTAACTACGGTAAAACAGCTTGGCAAAAGTCGCAATTGCTAAGTAGAATTATCATGTATGGCGAAAAGATTGCTACATTTTCTCCAGAAGATACGCCTGCGGAAGAGTATTTCCATGACTTTGTTGAAATGCTTTTAGGTTGTGAGTGTACTCCGTTCAACCCAAATAGACCTGCTAATGATATTTACGAGGCGGCATACGATTATATTTCTAAGCATATTTTCTATATTAGCGCAGAGATGCTTTCGCCTACCCCGCAGTATATCAAAGAGAAGTTTTTGGAATTGATTGTGCAAGAGAAGGTTGACTTTTGTTGTATTGATCCATTTAACCAAATGACCAATGATTACAAAGGTTTTGGCGGTAGAACTGATAAGTATTTGGAAACATTATTAGCTGACTTTTCAAGATTTGCGAAGAAGAATGATGTATATTTTTGGGTTATTGCCCATCCAAAATTAATGGAAAGGGATAGGAGTGGTAACTACAAATGTCCTGATGTATTTGATATAAATGATGGTGCTATGTGGAACAATAAAATGGACAATATTACCGTTTACCATAGACCATTTGCACAGACAGATCCAAAAAGTCCTGTAGCAGAATTTCATTCTAAGAAAATTAAAAAGAAAAGTGTTGGTAGAAAAGGATTTGTAATGATTGAGTATATTTGGGATAGAAGAAGATTTTTTATAGAGGGAAGGGATTTTATACAAGAGATGTTGAATAAAAAAGGACTTGATTTTTGGAAAAGAAAAGAAGCTAATCAATCATGGCTTCCATACAAAGATGAAGAAGGTGGAGAAGTAATATTTTAATAATAAAAAACAAACACAATGATCAGAATTAGCGTAATCGGAAGATTAGGACAAGATGCAGTAGTTAACACAGTGAATGGTAAAACAGTGATTAATTTTTCAATGGCTTACAGCGAAAAGTTTAAAAACCAACAAGGTGAAGATGTAGATAAGACTACATGGGTTTCATGTGCTTATTGGACAGACAAATTAAATGTATCTAACTACTTAAAAAAAGGTACAATGATTTATATGGAAGGTAAGCCAGAAGCAAAAACTTACAACAATGATAAGACAAAAGAAGTAATTGCGCAGTTGCATGCTAGAGTTACCTCTTTACAGCTTTTATCAGGTAAACAAGAAGAAAATAATGCATAATGTATATTCACGAATTATTAAATCCTATAGAAGTTGAAACACCACTTGGAAGAGGCAAAGCAATCGCATGGATTGACTATGGATCAGAAGTCAACACCGTTTGGAAAGTCGTATTTTACCACAATGGTATGGTGCGGAACTTTTACGATAAAGACATACTCATCTACCCCAATAAAATGGACGGTGGGGACATAGATTTAAAGTATTTTAAAACCCAATAATATGCAACAAGAATTAGTATTTGACGGAACTGATTATGTTCATGAAAGAGATGGCAAAAGATTAGCTAAGAATCATTTTAAATTAAAAGAACTTATGCAAGATCAAAGGTTTAGAACCCTTAGTGAAATTTCTGCTATTACTCATATTCCAGAAGCATCAGTATCGGCAGGCTTGCGTGATTTTAGGAAAGAAAAGTTTGGTAGGCATACCCTAAATAAAAATTATTTAGAAAATGGCTTATATTCGTACCAATTAATCCTAAATAACACATAAAATGGCAAAAGTTAAAACAGATTCAAGAAAGGTAACATTTGGAAGTAGAAAAACAGGCAGCGCAAAGAAATCGTATAACAAACATTCTCCAAAACCCAAGCAATACAGGGGTCAGGGGAGATAAATTCAATTTATGAATAACAAAGCAGCTAAAAAATTAAGAAGATTATCGGTATTCATGGCATCAGGTGCTGGCAAAACATTAGAAGATGCTAAAAGGATTTACAAAAACCTAAAAACAGTACATAAGGAAAATAAAAAAGCCCCTCGTTAAAAAGGGGCTAATTTACGTTTTTTTTAAGACTAAGCGTTTGCTGCTGCATTAATTTGCGATACAGTAGAAGTTGTGTAAAACAACACTGGTACTTGATTTAAGCCAGTAGGAGCTACTTCAACTATTGAGTTCATAGTTACTCCATTAGCTACTGTTCCTGAAGGAGCTGGGTAAGCTGCAATTGTGTTTACTGGGAATCCGTAAGCAATACCTGAAGTTGCTGGAGTTCCATTAGGGTTTAATAAAGCATATTGGTTTCTTTGATATGCTGTAATTGATACTATACTTGCCATTTTTTAATGTTTTTAATTGTTTTTAAATTTTTTGAATTAAGCTGCTGTTGTAGTGGTAGTTGAAGGAGCCGCAGTTGTGGTTGTTGTACTAGTTGTAGTATAAGATCCACCGCCATTAATTGCTGAAATTAAAGTAGCAACTGATGCAGCGCTATATAATTTTTCAGCAGGTTGATTAAGACCACTAGGATACATAAGAATCAATGAATTCATTTGTACGCCATTTGCTACTACTGTAGTAGGTTGAACTTGTAAATTAACGGTTGGTAATGAAAATAATACACCGTTAGTTGCAGGGGTTCCGTTAGGGTTTGTTAAATCGTATTGGTTTCTACGATAAACATAAACTGATAAATGATTTGCCATTTTTTAATTGTTTTTTTTGTTATAAATTTTTTTTTGGGCAATACAAATATAATAAATTTTGGTAGATATAAAAAATCGTGTAATTTTAATTAAATTAATTAATTATGAAATTGAAAGCTCCAAGTAATAGAGTAATCATCAAGGTTGATTTAGAAAGCAAAAACAGCCATACATTTAAAGATGGCACAAAGATTAAATTAGAAAGAGTATATGATAATTTTAATATGCGTTATGTTAAGCCGGTTAATGCCGAAGTAGTTGATGCTGATGGAATACCTGTTGGATCTGAAATATTGATTCATCATAATGCTACCCATGATACTTATAAAATATTTAATTACCAAAGACCAACAGCCGAAGCATCTTCTGATATGCAATATTTCTCAATACCAATTGAAGAGTGTTTTATGTGGAGAAGCGAAAAAGGTTCCACATGGAACGCTTTGAATAATTTTATTACTGGATTGAGGATTTTTGAGCCATACACAGGTTTTTTGCAAGGAGTTGAGCCTACTCTAATTAAAAATAAGATTTATGTTACAAGTGGTGATTTGGCTGGGAATGTTGTAGGTACTGTAATATCAAGCGATTATGAAATTATTTACCAAAATGATGACGGAACAGAAAGTAAGATTATAAGATTGAGATATTATCCAGAAGGTAATGATAGAAACGAAGTGATTTCGGTTGAGCATGAAATGACCGATAAGGTAGTAAAGGGTGATTTATTGGTTGGTTATAATATTTCAGATGCTAAAAAACTAAATTAATGTCAGCAGAATTAGAATCTAAAATAAAAGATTTAGAAAAGCAAATTGCGTATTTGCAAGGAAAAAATGCTTATTATGAGCAAGACGGTATAGGGAAATTATATCATGCTCTCAATAGAAAGGCAAACGAAATGGCTGAATTGTTAAATAAAACAAGTCTTACGGCTATTGATATTGATGATCCTAAAATTAAAACATTTGAAAGGCTTCAGAAAATATGGGTGGATGCAGGCACAATTTCATCATCAATAAAGGCTTTGGAAGTGCTTGCAGGAATTAACCAAGAAGTGAAAGAAGATAAAAAGGAGCAAATTCAAGTTACTAGAAAACCATTTTCTCCAGAAAATATGGCTGATGCTGTAGGTGAATTAGCTGGCAAAAGATATTAATTATGTACGAAAAAATTGAAGGCGGAAGTGTCGTAGATATACAAGGGCTAAAGTGCAATTTGCCTCCAGAAGGTTATGTGTTTAATATAATTACAAAACAAGTAGAATTTAGGGGCGTATATAAAAGATCTGAAATTGAGTCAGACCAATATTGGAAAAGGATTTCATTGCCAGATTGGTATCAAGATACAATGAAGAAATGGGATGAATTTGATAAAAAGAAAAAAGATGACGAAGCCGAATTTTATGATGAAAGACTAGAAGAATATAAGAAACAAGAATGGGATAGAAGGCTGAATGGATTTTGGTACATGAATAACGGTAAGCCATTATTTTTAACTGGGTTGCATTATTTATATTTACAATGGTGGCCTATTGATATTGGTTATCCTAAGTTTAGGATGCCAGATTTGGAAAAGTTCTATTTTATGGACTATTGTATTCAAGATCCATTATGTATGGGTATGCTTGAGGTAACTAAAAGACGTTTTGGTAAATCATTTGTGGCTGGCTTATTTGTTTCTGAATACATTACTAGAACTAAAATGACAAATGGTGGTATTCAGTCTAAAACAGGTTCGGATGCTAAAAAATTCTTTGCTAAGACGGTTGTAAATCCTTTCAGAAGGCTTCCTAAGTTTTTTAGACCAGAATATGATATGTCTTTGGGTGTTAATCCTAAAACGGAGATGAGATTCCAAAAGACAAACGTAAGAGGTAAGAAAGCAGAAGATAGCGTTGACAAGGATGAATTAGGATCAATCATTGACCACCAATCAGCAGATACAGTTGCTTATGATGGACAAAAACTCCATAGATATGTAGCAGATGAGTGCGGTAAAACCACAGAGGTTAATGTTTATGATAGACATGAGGTTGTGCGTTATTGTTTGTTAGATGACGAAGGTAAAATTATTGGGAAGGCTTTATACACTACAACAGTAGAGAAATTAACTACGGAAAAAGATGGGGTACAAGATGCATTTAAGTTATTATGGGAAGAAAGTAATCAAGATAAAAGACAAGATAATGGGACAACTTCAAGCGGTCTTTATAGATTTTTTATGTCTGCTAAACGAACTAGAAACTTTGACGACTTTGGTTTCCCTGATGAAAATAAGACTTTAGACCAAATTTTAGCAGATAGAGAAACAGTTAAAAATAACCCAAGAGCTTTGTCTGCTCGTGTTAGAAAAGAACCATTGACTATTGACGAAGCGTTTAGCACAGATTCCGATAAGTGTATTTTTAATGTTATGAACATAGGAGCAAGAGAACAATATTTAAAAGAAAATCCTGTATTAAAGAGGCATATCATTTTTTACAGAGATATTGACCAAACCGTAAGATGGAGAAACATTAATGATAAAGAAGAAGATTTTCATTGGGTTATAACTCAATTCCCAAAACCGGGCGAAGAAAACAAACATACATTTGATGTTAAAACAAGAAAGCCGGGAAGGGTATCTGATGGAGCAATAGCTATTGACGGATATAGTAATAGTCAAGGTGGTAAATATGGTTCAAAAGCATCAGCTTGGATTGGCAGAAGATATGATTTATTAGATCCGGGTAATACAGGCAAGGCAATAGGTCACTTGTACGGCAGACCTCAAATTAAAGAAACCTTGCATGAACAAGTTCTTTTAGCGGCTGAATTTTATGGCTATCAAGCTTGGTATGAGCATAATAGTGATGATTATTTATCATACTTTAGAGATAGGGGGAGGGTTGGCTATCTAGGTTCTTATCCACTTTCAACAATTGATCCATCTAAAAGAGAGGCAGCTGAAAGGCATAAAGGTTTCCCAACAACGCCATTTAGTTTGACAAAGCAAACAGATGTTGGAATTATGTATTTTGAATCTCATATTGATTCTATAGATTTTGAAAATTTACTGGAAGATGCCAAAAAGTTTGATCCAAATAATAGAACTGATTTTGACCAAACGGTATCATTTTTAATGTTAATAGTGTGTCTTATGGAGCCAGTTCAAAAACAAATTAAACGAGAACCATTAGTTAGAAGCTATAAGCCAGAGTTCAATTAATTAAAAATTTTACTAAATTCTTAATATTTAGTATATTTGACGTAAAATACAATCACATTGGCAGATAGTCCGTTATTCATATCAGCAGCAAATAGCAATGGAGAAGCCTTAAAAAAGTTTCAAATTACTACAGATGTATCATCTAAAAAAGATTATGCATATGGTAAAAATGTTGCACAAAGCATCTATTCTACAATTTACGGTAACCAAACTTATTTTTGGTTAAGAAATAATAGATTTAGAAAAAACAGACAAATCGCAAACGGTAAAATAGACATGAGTGTGTTTATGGATCGTTTGGAGATGAATAGTAAAGCTAACTTTGTAAATATTAATTGGAAATCAATTATTATTGGTAATACAATTGTTGCAAGATTAGTTGGGTCATGGATGAGTAGAAATGAAAAAGTTACAGTTACTGCTACAGATGGCGCATCTGCAATGCTTAAAAAGAACGCAGCAGATGAAGCTGAGTTTATTTATCAAAATAAAGAAATACTTGCTCAGTTACAACAAGAGTCTGGTATCCCAATTATTCCACAAGATCAATTTATTGCGGAAGATAAAGATGAATTAGATAGATGGATTAGTGAATTTAATCATTTGCCAGAAGAGATACAATATAGTATTGGATGTAATAATGTATTAGAAGCTAATGGATGGAATGATGTTTTAAAACAAAGATTATTACATGATTCTGCTGAAGTAGGATTAGTTTGCACTTATACTTTTATGGATGAAGAAGGAGAAGTTCATGTTCAATGGATTAGACCTGAAAATGCAATTTATTCTTATTCAGATTTTCCTGACTTTAGAGATACTACTTATAGAGGTCATATCTTGTCAATGAAAGTTAGTGAGATTAGAGCAAGATACAGTGTTGCGGCTGGCGGTATTTTAACGGAAGAAGATATTTTCCGTTTAGCTGAATCATCAAAAGAATACCAATTAACAGATAAGATTAAGTGGATGCAAGATTGGAATGTTGCTTGGTTAAGACCTTATGATGAATGGAATATTGATTTAGTTCAATTTGAAATTAGAACATTAGATTCTGATGGATATACTGTTACCAAAACTAAAAAGAATGGTAGCACGATTATTAGAAAGGGCAAGCCTGAAAAAATTGATGAAAATCAAGAATATATAGAAGAAAAAAAATGGAATATATACGAAGGTGTATATTGTCCAGTTACTCAAAAAATGATTAAGTGGGGTATCAAGAAGAATATGATTCGCCCTCAAGATCCAAAAGAATTAGGAAACGCAGAATTTTCATATAGCTTTTATATGTACGACCCTTACGATATGCGTAATGTGGCTGTGCCTGAAAAAATAGAAGAGCCTATTGAGCAAATGATTTTAGCTAGATTGAAGATACAACAAATGGTAGCTAAAATGGTACCGGCAGGTGCTTCAATTGATGTAGATGCTTTACAAGAACTAGATTTAGGTTTAGGGGATTCTGTAAAGCCATTAGAAGTACAAAAGATTTGGGAACAAACAGGTAAGCTTTATTATCGTGGTAGAGATGCAGAAGGAAATAGAATTCCAGTACCAATTACAGAATTAGCTAATACTGGTTTTGCCCCTCAATTACAAGCGTTAATTCAATTATACCAATTCCATTATCAAGTCTTAAAAGACGAGCTGGGAGAAGATCCTAATTTAATGAATCAAGCTGCGCAACCAAGAGTTGCCGCTTCAAACATTGAGGCTTCAAGAGCTTTAGCAAATAATGCTACTGAATATATGTACGATGCATATATTTATGTTATGGAAGAAACTTGCAAAAAGATTGCATGCTTATTAAATAAGAGTGTTACTTATGGAGCTAAAAAATATAGAGATATATTAAAGCAAGAAGATGTTAAAGATAGGAACTTTGTTGCTACAGTTAAAATGATGCCACAAGCTCAAGAAATTGCTAATTTGCAAATAATGATGAATAATGCTATGGCATCAAATCCTCAATTGGTTATGTATTTAGATCCATTTAAGGTAATGAGAATAGCTAAAGAAAATGTTGACTTAGGTGAATTATACTTTAGACAGGCTCAAAAAAGATATATAAAAACAGAGCAAGAAAATGCTCAAAACAATTCACAGCAAAATGCAGAAGCTCAACAAGCTAGCATACAAGCAAAAATGCAGGCTGATACAATAATTGATGGTAAAAGAGCTTTAGCTAGAGAAAAGGAAATTATACTACAAGGTGTTTTTGATCTTGCAAAGGCAAATATTCCTGTTCCAGCCGAGCTTCAGCAATTAGTAGCTGATACTTTGCAGAATGTAAATGTACCAATTGAGGTACAAAATGAAGAGCAACAACAAGCTTTACAGCAGCAAGCTCAACAACAGCAGCAACAACAAATGCAGCAAATGGGCGAACAAGAGTTTTCAGAAGAAGAACAAATGATGATGGAACAACAACAAATGCAACAACAATAATATAAAAAAAATAAAAATAAATTAAAATGGCAACCGTAAGTAAGCTTTTAATAAGACTACAAAAATTTAGTTCAAAAATCAGCACAACTGTAGATGCAACTGAATCTTTTAACACAAATAATTCTTTTTATCAAGATTTATCTGGATGGGATTCAGCGGTAGTTCAATTTGTAGGAACATCTGGAACAATTAATTTTAGCACAACAAATGATAATGGTTCTATTACAGGACAATTATTGCCAGCTCCAGAAGTGCCTATTAACTGGGTATCTGTCGCTGGTGTTAATTTAACATCAAAAGCTGATGTTACATCAATTGCCGCAAGTGGTATTGTTGCATTTGGTATTATTGGTAATTATTTATTATTACAAGGCTCTACAACTACTACAACAACGTCTGCACCTTAAAATTATAAAATAGAAATAAAATGGCAAATTCAATAGCATATGTATTATCTAGAAATACATACCCTGATGCCTATCAGGCAAATCTTATAGGCGTTAGTCAAGGTACTCAAATTGTATATGCAACAACAAGTACATTAACATCTGCAAATGTATTATTTGCTGATAGTAGATTAACACAACCTATTTATGGAGATGGAACAAGTTGGTATGGTGTTCAGTTATTGACAAATACTGCTGTAGTATATCCTATTACTATAAGTGAGAGTGGCGTAATAGCAATTGGTTCTGGAACAACAACAACAACAGCAGGTCCGACTACAACAACGACAGCTGCTCCAACAACAACAACAACAGCTGGTCCAACTACAACAACAACAACAGCGGCTGCGACTACTACAACAACAACATTGGCTACAATATATATAGATATTAGCCCTAATACAGCTTGTAATGCAACAGGACCATTAACTGAATACTCTTTTGTAGGAGGAACGGGTCTTTGTGGTTGTACTTCAATTACATCTTCAATATTTACTGTTTTAGATGCAGGAACTTATTATGTTAGTGATTTAACAAATTCAAGACAGTTTACTTATAGTGGAAGTGGTACTACCATAACTGCTACTGCTTCTTGTGTGTTATGTTCTGCTCAGTAGCTTGTTAATTAAATAAAATAGACCACATCTACATGGTGTGGTCTTTTTAAAAAAAAAATAAACCAAATCAGCATTTATGCCAGAGAATACAGACATGTCAGCACCAATTACGCTGGCAGAAGGTTACAATCCGTTTTCGGATGAAAATGCACCACAAGTGCAACAGCAAGTAGAAGTAGCCCCTACTGCAACAAATGATGAACCAAATGAGCAACAGACTCAAACGGTTCAAAATGATGAGCCAAATCAAGAACAACAAGTTTCATCACCATCTTTTGATCCAAACGAATTCGTTAGAGAAAGATTTGGTTTTGAAAGTGTTGAACAAGCAGAACAAGAATTTAAAAAACTTAAAGAAACACCAAGTTTTGAATTCAAAGATGATGTAAGTAAAACATTATTTGATGCCATTAAAGAAGGTAAAGCAGATGATGTTTACGAAGTATTGAACCAACAAAAAAGGTTAGAAAAATTGATAAATTCAGAGTTAAATTCTGAAATTGCTGCCGAGATTGTAAAAACAAATATTAAAAACAAACATAAAAGTTTATCAAACGAAGATGTTGAGCTTTTGTTTTATGATCAATTTTTCGTACCTTTAAAACCTGAACAAGGTTATGATGAATCAGATGATGATTATGCTGCAAAAGTAAGTCAATGGCAATCACAAGTTGATTACACTGAAAGACGATTGATGATAGAGGCAAAAGTTTTAAAGCCAGAAATTGAAAAATTAAGAAGCGAAATTACTTTGCCAGATATTTATAATGAAAGTGCTAAGCAGGCTGCATCTCAAGAGGAATTTGAGATAATGCAAGAAGCTAGGTCAATTTATGAAAGAACTTTAGATTCTGACTTCCAGTCCTTCAATGGATTTAATGTTTCGGTAAAAGACGAGGATGTTGAAATACCGATTTCATTTAATGTAGCTGAAGAAGAAAGATTGGCAATGAAGAATGATTTGGAGGATTTTGATACAGATTTATATTTTGAGAATAGATGGTTTAACAAGGAAGGGAAACCAAATGTTCAACAAATAATGGCAGATAAATATCTGCTTGAGAATCGTGAAAAAATCTTTTCAAAAATAGCAAATGAAGCTGCATCTCAAAGATTGTTAGCTCATTTAAAAAAGAACGGGAATATTAATATCAACCAAACACCAACTCCACAAGGAGCGAAACCGGATCTTAATGGCATAGAAGCTGAAAGGCAGAGAATGGCAGAATGGGCCTTTAGTTCGTAACTTGTTATTGCCTTTGGAGGAGGCGTTAAAAAACAAAATTAAATATTATGGCAGGAATACCTACCTCAAATATTTTGCAACCGGGTAATATATCGTTGCAAACCCAGAATAGACAACTTATGGTTGATCTACAATTATTAACTCCACAGTATTACAAGCAATACACTCAAAAGTATGGCAATGAAGATTTTACTTGGTGGTTAGCTGCTCATAGCGGCATGGAAGAAGTTAAAAACTTAAACTACTTCTGGTTTGAAAACAGAGGTAAATTAATGCCGGGTGTTACTAACGAATCTACAGTTTCAGCTGGTCTTGGTGCTACTTTAACTTTAACATTAGGACAAGAAGCTTACTACAACAATGGTACTCAGACTCCATTAAGAGTTAATGAAACATTGCGTGTTGCTTCTTCTAACATTGAAGGGGTTATCATTAGCATTGATGACAGCGTAGCTTACAACTGGACTTTCCAAGTAGCTCCTAAGCAAACTGGTCAAAGATTTGCTTCTGCTGGCGTAAACCAATTGTTAGCAGGTGAGGTTTTATTATTCGGTGGTGATGCAGACGCTGGTGAAGCTTCTCAACAAATCAATCCTTTAATCCAATTGGATCAAAGATATGATAACTATGTAACTGAAATTCGTGATGGTTGGTCTAACACTGACTTAGCGCAAATGGCTGAAACATATTATGAGTTCCCAGTATCTCCAGATATGGCTGCTAATGGCGTT